GGAACATGCTGTTGTTGCTATATATTCAGATGATTTTCTTGCTTCTATAGATCATGAGTTCTTTCAGACAGATCCTGAGCAGTATCACCAACATATGGTAAATGTTTATGCAAAGTTTGGCTTAGAAATGAAACCGAGTGCGGTTAAAATTTCATTTAATAGCGGAAAACTAGATGCAGAACATTCATTTTTGGGTTCTTCGGCTCATTGGAGTAAAAAATATAACATGTATATTCCTTATCCTAGATTTGGAAAAATATGTTCTTCTTTGCTCTTTGAACCATTGCAACCCTTAACTCCAATTAATGAGTTTTATCGGCTTATTAGTTTGGCAGTATTGTCTTACCCCGATAGTATAGTATTCGATATTATTATTAAGTACGCCAAGTTTTTGCTCGAAAGATTGGATTTAAAATCTAAATTAGAGGTCGAAGTCTTTTTAGACTCTACTCAGATAAATTTAGATTCAAGAAATTCTTTCTTAAGAGTAGTTACTGGGAGGGAATAACTTCAATGCTTGATTTTGAATTAAGGATGGATGGATGGTTTTAAAATCATGTATCGAAGTTATGAACACCCTGAAGTTGTTTCTATTCTCAATAAAATTCAACAGAAATGTGGCAAACAGTGCACTGATTGGTTGAAACAAACCCTCGACCCTTTACATTGGAAAGCTCAAGGTAACGCTCCTGTTCCTGCCCCTAGTCGGGATGGGGAGCAGGTTTTAGTGTTTATGGATACAGATGTTATTGACATCTCAACCCCTTTTGGAGCTTCTGATGTTTGGAGTTATGTAATTCAGTTTTTTCCGGAGCAGAACCAAACAGAGTATCAGCGTTATGATAGAGACCAGAATACAGCAAAAGTTTCAGCTGGAGCTAATCCAACTGTTCTCCATGGAGGAGTACAAGTTTTAGCAGCTAGAGGAAGCAATGTAAATATTCAGTGGTCAGATCAAACGTCAACTCTGATTGGTAGTTCTGGAACAACAGGATTACTAACCCAATCAAAAGGTCGAACAACAGGTTTGGCTGGAAAATTGGTTGACACAACTCCTGTCTTAACTGATGGTGGAGATATAAATTGTGCTAATCATAATGAAAACGATTCTGACGAAAGTACGACGTTTGTAGTGATAACAGCTGCAGACGAACAGGCGTATTTATCAGTCAGAGAATGTTTTTCATATCCAGTTAATGCTGCTCAGTTGCTAAATTTGCCAGGGGGATTGTCTCATAAAATGAAAGATGGAAGTTTTGTGGTATGTATTGTGGATCCATATGTTCAGGCAGCAATGCCGAATTTTACACATAACATCTATGAATCAAATATTCCTGCTACAGAGCCGAATGTAAGTGATTTAATTGGTCCGAAAGTTAGAACTGGAACAGTAGGCCCTGGGGGTTATGCTGTTCCAACTTACCGAAGTTGTAGGTCTCAAATAAAGCCTAAACAAGTGTGTGTTCGTGGAGTTCAGTCCACACATACAGCGCAGTTGACGATTTATCGTATAACTGAAGTGTGTTTGGCATCAAATGCTCCAGTGAACTCTCCATTAGTCTCTTTATTGCGTAAGGCAACCCCTTACAATGAACAGATTATGGATATACTTGTTAGATTGAATAGAGACCAAGTTTCGATGGGTGTTGCTGACGACAATAAGAACAACTCATATTTGGCTAAATCATTTAGAAATGCTGGCCCTGACATTAATGATATTTTAGGTGGAATGTCAAAGGGAATGAAGATGGCTCCAGATCCACGAATGCAGGCTGCCGGAACCCTCCTGGAAATGTTCCAAGGAGGCCAAGGAGGGCCTGCTACTTTCGTGACCCCGCAAAATGGGAATCGTGTTCAAGAGGTGAAAACAGTAACCACTACATCCCAAGGAGCAGGGCCATTTGCTGGAGTTAAATATCCTAAGAAAACTGTGACAACAACTGTGAGGCCTACAGCCAGGACAAGTGTTGCCACAAATTATCCTATGGGTACAAATCCTCAGAAGACTTTGAAAAACCGCCGTAAAAGAGAAAAGAAAAAATTAAGACGTACAATGAATACAGTTATGTAGTTATGTAGGGATGGGAGTTGTGTGATAAGGATTAACAACCTTAAAACATTCTACCATTCATAAAACTCTTTGTCGCAAAATGTGAAATGCTTCTTGTGTGCTATTTATAGCCGGAGTGTAGATCGAAGGTCCTTGGTAAGACCTTAAACTGCCCTGGATTGAAGAGAAGATGGCTGTTTACCTGGGATAGCAATGACACATGGTGTAAAACTGACAACAAAAGTAGGTTTTACGCGATGTGTCAGGGCCATCCTTATTTAGGGTAAGCTGACATCATTATTTGAAGTTCTAAAAAG